TTGGTATAAAAGTTACCAAAGATTCTAATGAGATTGAATTAATTTTATCGGAGGTGTAAATGATAAAACCATATATATACAGACTGCTTGAAGCTATCTTGAAGTCCAATAAAAACTATTGCTACATGATAGAGATTGAAGGTCATGTCGAAGTTGAACCCACTAGGGATTTAACTAAGTGTTGTAATCTAAAACCTAATGATAACTATATCGGAGTTAATAATCTTGACTATTCTGATATTCATATCTTGGAAGTAGATGAAGACTCTACCGAAGACCAATGGAATGTTTATTATAGCGAAGAACATGATGATTATGTTAAACAAGAACATCTTGTTCATATCGGGGCTTTGAGATGGACGGAGTGTAATACTGGAATTGAAAAACTTTATGACTATCTTGATAGACAAGACAATGTATTATCGAAGATTATAGATAAAGTTTCGAAGGAGTTCGAAGAAGAAATAGAAATATTGAATGTCTAACTTGGGCATTTAATGCTGAAGAGCTATCGTTCTTTTGCCTGAAAAGCATAGTTATACGATATAAAAATAGACCAACTAAAAACTTATCAAGGTGGTTGGCTAATGCTAATAGAAACTGGGAGTAGAGTGTATTTATATACTCGTAAATCTTGAACTTAGATTAGCTGACCACCGACAGATTTTATAATCGGTAGTATCAAAGGGAATACTTTAAACGAGAACGATTATTTTAGATAGCTAGTGAGGATTTTTTTTCATATAACTCTCCTACCTTACTAGCTATCGCTTAACTAAATGGAGAGTTAAAACGGAGATAGAAATGCAAACACTTGCGACTGTAGAAAAGACTGACCTTTATAATCAAAGGAAAAAGTTTAATGAGAAAAATCCTGATAATCAAGGACATATAGATATGTGTAATTTGATTGATGATTTAATTAAGGTGGCAATTCACATGAAAAAAATAATCGACTTACATAAAGACGATAAAGATGTTTATGATTTTCGTAGATATGTAAATGGTTATGGGATTACTTACATGGGGAATGGTATCTTACAGACTAATGGTTATTACATTGATTCTGTTATGAAACCTTTTATTGAATGGAGTGATAAAGAGCAGACTAAATATAATCTTTATCATGGTAATCTTTTAAAGAGTATCTTTGAAGCTCTTTCAAATGGTGATGAAAATATTGTCGAAACTGTAGAAGCTTTCGACTTATGGTATAACAGCTAACAAAGGAGGTATAAATGTTAAGTGTTATTGATAAAGTAGAAAAATTCAGAGAGTTAAATACTCTTTGTCAATTATTGGTTGAGTGTTCTCATGCTCTTAATGGGGCAACTGAATGCTTAGGTTATTTTAATCCCGAAAGTTTATCTACGCTAAATAGTAACTTTACTGACCTTGAATATGCAGAGAGTGTTGTTGAAGATGTCTTTACATGGGCATATGATAGACACCACTACTCAGTAGATATTCCTCAGTTTTATGGAGTAGATTGTACGATGGCTCTTAAATATAAAGAGGTTGTAGAATTACTTGAAGAACTTATTGAAGATGTTGGTGAAGAAGTTTTAGGTTTAAAAGAGGAGGTCGCATGACAGATAAAGATTATAGTTTATCTTCTATTGAAGAAGATTTAATAGCAGAATTAGAAGATAACAAAGAAGAAATATTAAGTACGCAAGGGGATTATTTGCATGAATATATTGATAGTAATATTCCAGTTTATACCTATGACCAAGCAATGATTTATGCTAAGAATAGTGAGCTTTGGGGTAGGTCATCTGAGGTTGGTGGCGAAACAATCCAAGAGCAAATAGCAGGGGTTATTTATGAGCATCTATCGAGTGTTGCTCATGAATGGCTAGACAGACAAATTTGGTTGGAGGAACAGGAAGTATGAACATAGCAGTATTAGAGCCATATTCGGATAGAGATGAATTTGAAGAATTTAAATGGGATATAAAAAAATGTTTTGAAAATTATTTAGGTAGAAAAGTTTTAATATACTCTGATAATCATGGTTGGAATAATGACGAAGTATCTAAAGAATTTATTTTAAATTGTCCTTATGAAATCTTTTGGAAGATAGTACCTGACTCTGATTGGAGTTTCAGTATAGGAACTTTGAACGGCAAGAAAGATGAACATTTATTTCAAGCAAAAGTTAGTTGTCATGACGGAACTAGCACATATAAATTACAGATAATTAATCAAGAGGAGGTCGCATAATGGATATAGATAGAAATAGAGAAGGTGCTTGGCGAATATGTGATATTGTTAATGGCTATTTGGAAACAAGAGTCTATTACTTTTGCACTAAGCGAGAAGCAATACAAAAGTTTAAAGAAGAAATGAAAGAACTTAAAGGTAAAGAATGAAATATATACAAAGAAAAGACTCTTACGGAAACTTTGAAACAGTTGATGAATTTAAGTGTGAAAAAAAAGCTAAGAGTATGCTTAAAGAATATCGTTTAAGTGATAAAAGTGCATACTACTATGTAAGTAAAAGATGTTGTAAGGATTGGATTGAGGAGGAAGCATGAAGTTTAGAGTATTGAAAGATGAAGAAGCGATAGCTATAGCTCAGATATTTAAAGACTTAGAAGATGATATGTTAGACTTTGTTTTAGACGAAATCAAATATCTCGCAAGTTGTTCAAGGACTATGCGGAGAATAGATGAAGTTAGTAAAAGAGCAGAGGAGAAACTTAGAAGACTTAAACCAAAACTTAGATTAGTAAAAGACGAGGAAAAAAAATGAAACCTAATGAAGCAAAAGCAGTGTTGTTTTTAAAACAGTATTCTCAACACACAGATTTATTTAATGAGGTAGTTGAGACATTAAATTTTTTAGAAGACTTAAATAAAAAACAAGACGAGGAAACTAAATGAAATTACCCTATGAACAATGGAAAAAACTAGACAGAGCTATGGCATTCTTAGATGAAACTGTTAATGCAGTACCTATGGGAGTTAGAATAGAACCAGAAGCACCTAGTTTAGTACAGCTCTCGGCAGAAATGTGGGAGTTGATAGACGAATTAAAACCAGACGAGAAAACTAAATGACTATGACAATGAAAGAACACATGGAAATGATGGATAGAATTAGGCAAGGCAAGAATGCCAAGCTTAGTAAAACTAAAACTGTTAAAATTAATGGAGGTATTAATGGTAAAAGTAAGAAACATGAAGAGTAGTAATGGTAATTCAGTTGCTAATCAGTTTGAAATAGAAACAGATGATGCGACCTATTTGCAAAGCTACGACTCAATCATAGTTAAACGAATGAGTGGTGTAACATATCTTGATGAATACTATTGGGATTATTCAACTACTACAGGTCGCTACAGAAATATGTTTTTAGGCGAGAACAAAGGTGTTACTCAAATGAAAATAGATAGTGGCGAATATATATTAACTAACTTAAATAAATAGAGAGGTAAAAATGAAACAAATAATAGCTAACTTTTTAAGAAAGCTAATTAAACTTGATGACTATATAGAAGATAGAGTCTTCACTGATATTGAAAGACTCGAAGCAGAAATAGAAGTTGTTAATGATTTAGCTGAAGAACATGAAACTGAACTAAATGACAGACCAACATTCTACGATATGGAAACTCATGTTGAACATGTATTTGGTGATAGTACAATAGATGTTATTGAAGATATTACTAAACGCTTAAAAAAATTGGAGGATAAATAAATGTCTAACGAACACAATGAAAGACTCAAAGAGCATTTAGAAATGCAAGTAATTTCTTCTAACTTTTCCGCACAAGATTTGTTAGAAGAACTTGGTATGACTTATAAAGATGCTTACGAAGATAAGTTATCTTATGATGAGTTAATTGACTTAGTAATTCAAAAGAGATTTGAAGAATCTCCAGAGGTACAATAATGAAAGTCAAACACAATGGTAAGGTAACTGAAAAGACTCTTGATGATATTAGAGCTAGTTTAATTAGAAAAAATAAAATAGATGAGGTAAATAAATATGGCAGAGTACGAAGTATATGAAAGACCTACTTCAGTAGCAGAAGCTATGATGTACATTGAAGAAATTGTATTTCTTTACACAGACCAATATGAAGGAGAAGCTGATACAGAAGTAGCAGAATTTATCCATGCTTGTTGGCATATAGTTAAAAATAATACGAGGTAAAAATATGAGTAAATTAGCAAAAGCAGTTAAAGAAGCAAGTATATCTGTTGCTTGTTTGCTTGATGATGTTGCAGTTAGTGAAGATGATATTCTAAATTGTGAATTAGATTTGAATCAGCTGCAAAAAGACATTGAGCATTTACAAGACCAGATAACCATAATAGAAAATGAATTAGATAACCGATACTCATTTTGGAGGGCAACATGACAAAAGATAAAATTTTAGAAAAGATTAAAGAAGAAAGTAATAGGTTAGATACTTTAAGGGCTATTCGTAATTATTATAAAAAACAAAATGATGATAGTTATAGAATAGAAAGATGCGAAAATGCTTTACAGGTATCAGTTGATAAACTGTTTGAGCTTAGTCAAAAATTAAAGGAGGAAGCATGAATAAGTACCATAAAGTATTTGTTAGTCTTAATGAGCTTGAGTTAGAAGAACTTAAACGAATTAAAAAAGATATTGATGAATTTATAAAAGATAAGGAGGTAGTAAATGAAGTATAAAAAAGGTACATTGTTGCAAGAGTATTTTTTAAATCCTCACTTCAAACCAACTGAGGAAGAACAAAAAGAACTCGAAGAATTTTTTACAGAAATAGGAGGTAAAGAGTGGAAGTTAAACTAATAGATAAAGGGATAACTGTAGCCGAAGATTATGTCGCAGGTACAGTTCATGTGGAGTATGATAATACTGATAGCATTCTCCCCTTTAAGAACAGAGTCATAGATTGGTGGCGAAGAGCTGATGATAGCAGCTTTGAAGGTGTTGAAATCTATGAGATTAAAGATAGACACAAGTGGATTGATAAACAAAAAATTATGAAAGTTGAGAAGTCTATGCACAATTTAATTAAAAGACATTTGGAGGAGGAAGCAAATGGCTAAAAAATATATTCATGTTAATCAACATGTGATAAGAGCTAACAAAAAAAATAATGAAAACAATCCTGTAATAACTATTAAGGAAGGTAAGAAAAATACTTACTGCCATAAAGTTGAGATACTTGGTAATAGTAAAATAACTTATAGTGGTAATGAAAAAACTGCTTTATCTTGTGGTGCTAGAGTTGTTATAGAAACTCAGGCAGACTTAGTAATTGATGGAGTAGAGTAAGTATGGAACATTATTATTTTTATCACGATGATATTAAAACCGGATTGAGGGGCGAAGGTTGTGGCTATCGTAAAGCCACTGTTCGTTCTGTTGGTCGCAAGTGGGTCTACATTAGATTCGCTAACGAAGGAAACTTTAGAAGACTATCAATCAAAAAGTGGCAAGACATTTGCCGACAAAAAGATTTTAGAACATGGGAAGGTCATGTTGCAGAGTTAGAGGTTAAAAAGAAAGCCCTTAGTAAAGGTTTATCTTTTTACAAAAAAAGGTATAATAAAAATATTCCTAAGACTATTGAGGAACTACAAGAAGAACTGGAGGTAAATTAATATGATGTGGATATTAGTAGCTTTGTTTGAAGTAACTACTGTTGCAATAATGATTGAGGACATTCATGTTTTTGAATTTCAATTTAATTCTGAACTAGATTGTTTAAGTTTCTTAACAGAAAACTATGAAGGTTTAGAAAATTTTATCAAAGAAGAATATGAAACTCATGCAGAAACTTTTGTTTGTGTAGATTCAGAAAGAATAACTAGAGGTTAAATATGGACAATAAAAATTATTATACTCAGTATAAACCTGATAACAGAATTTATCATTTTAAAGCGTTAGTAAAAGAACTACCAATTACATCTATGACTATAATAGAATATAAAGATGCAGTAGAAAAAATCTACATGGAAGTTTATTATCCAGAAGAAAGAATATGAAGTTTGTAATTTATATTGGCAAGTTAAAGACTGTAACTGTTGAGGCAGAAGATAAAGATTATGTCAAAGCAGTTATCTTAGACAATGCTAAAACATTTCTTGAGGATATGTTTGATGATGGAGTAATAGAAATTGAACAAGAAAAAAGTTAAAGAACTAAAGAAAAGAATTAAACCTATTCAAGTTGAGTGGGTAAAAACTATATTACCAGAAGAAATCGCTAATACAATTACGATTGATAATGTAGCTAGTCATGTGCCTGAACAGAAGTATGTGGTGGCACAAGGCAAAAGAATTTTGTCATTCATGACAGATAGGTGGGTGTTAAAATTTTTAAAAAAACATCCAGAAATAAAAACATATAAACAAGTTGAGGAAATATTAAATGGAGTTTAATGAATATATATTAAATGTATTAATTGATAATGAGAAAACTAGCATAAAAACTTATGCTTTTTCTCCAGAAGAAGCTATAGATAATGCTATATTAATGGAAGCAGTTGAGGATTTGTACTCAGTTGAGGACACAAAAGAAAAGATACAACTAGATTTTCTTTCTGACTTTAAAGAAATGAGAGAATTACGAAATGCTGTTCCCGCAGAATTAGAGCCGTTGTTACATACCATATTATCTAATATGAAAAACTTTAAGAAATTAATTTAATGGCACAAAGAAAAGAAACAGTCTTAATTAAACATGTCAAAAAGGCAACTTCTCAGGGCATGGCAGGTCGTAGCAGGAAGATTAAAAAATCTACGAAGCATATGAACAAACATAAAAGACTACAACAAAAAACTAAATATCGAGGACAAGGAAGATGATACTAATAGACATATTATTAATTTTATCGCCACTAATTTTTTCTTTTAGTATAGTACTATTTGGTTTGTCTGGTGACTTTAAAGAAACATTTAAGAAAAAAAGAAAATCTAATAAGAATAATGTTGGGTGGTAGCTTGATTTTAAAATTTAGAGCTGGTATAATCCTTGTTATGAATTTGACTAGAGTAATCAGGAAGCCCTCTCTATCTCA